ATTTGACTTTGAACCTTGGATGGCAGAAGAATTAATTCATAGATCAGACTGGGAAGATTGGTATGAAGCAATGCTTGAAATACTTCCACTATGGGAAGTAGACACAGCAGAACGTGTTGCTATGTTTATAGCACAATGTGGACACGAATCAGGAGGCTTTAGAGTATTAAGTGAAAACTTGAACTATAGCGCCAAAGCATTGAACACAATATTTCCAAAATATTTTAAACGTGCAGGAAGAGACGCAAATGAATATCACAGGCAACCAGAAAAGATTGCTAATGTCATTTATGCGAACAGGATGGATAATGGTGATAGTGCCTCTGGTGATGGTTGGCGTTTTAGGGGTGGAGGAATACTTCAACTCACAGGGCGATACAACTACACAGAATTTGGAGAAGCTGTCGAAATGTCCCCAGAAGAAGCAGTAGACTATGTCCGTACTAAAAAAGGTGCATTAGATAGTGCTTGTTGGTTTTGGGACACTAACAGATTAAACAAATATTGTGACGATATGGATATTGTAGGTGCTACAAAACGTATTAATGGCGGAACAATTGGACTTGATGATAGGAAAAAACATTATCTTCACGCAATGGATGTATTAGGCGGTGATTATGAAGCACCCGAAGAAAAAGAATTGAACACAAATCAAACAATACGCAAAGGATCAAAAGGACCATTAGTTGCCGAAGTGCAAGAAAAGTTGGGCATAGCACCAGCAGATGGTATTTTTGGACCAGGAACAGAACGTCACGTCAAAAACTGGCAAACAAAAAATGGTTTGACAGCTGATGGTATCGTAGGTCCTAAAACACTGGGAAAGTTATTGGGATAGGTATGGGTGCCAAGTTAGCTATTGTAATGTTCTTGTTGCTTTTAGGAGCAGGCGGTATTGGTTATTGGTATTATAACGATACACAAGCACGTATGGCTATCCTACAAGAAAACAATGCTAAATTAAACACCGCAGTAGAACTAAATGAACAAACTATAAGTTCGCTAGAAAAAGACTACGAAAAAGCGTCTAGCGAACTTGCTACACTAAATGAACAATATACTGCTATACGCAGACAAAATCAAAGACTTGCAGATAAGCTACAAGAAATAGATTTAACTGCGGCAGCTATTGCAAATGCAAAAAGTATTGAACGTGCTGTGAATAGGGGTACAGTAAATGCAGGTAGATGTTTTGAACTTCTATCGGGGGCAGAACTTAATGACAAAGAAAGGAACGCTGAAAATGGCATCGCTTTTAACAAAGAGTGTCCTTGGCTTTACGATACTTATAAGTCTCGCGGCCTGCTCAACCAAACCACAGCAGATTGATATATCTACTAGTCCAGTAGAAAAACCTACATTAGAGTTACCTCCTGTAGATGAACTCAATATGCGTAATGTTGAATGGATAGTACTTAATGAAGCAAATGTAGATGAAGTCATAAAAAAACTTAATAGTGAAGGTAAAGCGTTTGCTCTTTACGCACTTACAGGTGAAGGTTATGGTAACCTTGGACTAAACTTTAGCGACATAAGAGCACTTGTTCAACAACAACAAGCAATTATAGCAGCCTATGAAGGATATTACAAAGAGGCAGAACAAGCACTTGATAAAGCAGTTGTTGTGGATAACTAGTTTACTAATCACGTTAGTAGGCTGTAATCCGATTCCAGATCCAGTAAGCACAGCTCATAATTATGTTGGGTTGCAAGAGCGTCAAGATAGAAAATTAATTAAAGAATTTGTTGGAGTTGATCCGGTGCGTACAGAATGGTGTGCGGCTTTTGTTAATGCTATTTTAGAATTAGAAGGCTTATCAGGATCTGAGTCAGTTAGTAAAGCGCCATTATTGGCAAGAAGTTTTTTAAATTGGGGTGATAAAGTACAACCAAAAGATATACAACGCGGAGATATTGTGATATTTCCTAGAGGTGATGAAGGTTGGAAAGGACACGTTGGATTTTTTATTGAGGAAAAAAATGGTCATTGGGTAATACTTGGTGGTAACCAAGGTAATGAAGTAGGTTATGATTATTATAAACCTAGTGAAGCTTTAGGCATACGTAGAGCTAAATACACACATATAATTGAGGGCAATATAGATGTGGGAAATGATAGAAAGAATGGCCAGTGACAGGCTATGGATTTATACAGCATTAGCAGGGTCAGTATTTGGTGCTATATTTGTCGCATACATAAGCACTACAAGAATAGGTCTATGGGGCTATGCCCAAGTAGACAGAGCTATAGATTATCTTGTTAATAGATGGGGATTAACTTGGCTTGAGCAACCAGAAGATGCTTGGCGTAAAAAATATCCTAAAATAACATCAAAGATAGATTCAATTGAGGCAAGACTAAACAAATTGGAGGGTAAGAATGCCAAGAAAAAAACTTGAAGACTTAGACGCAACCCCAGCAGAAGAGCCAAAGGCAGATGCTGAAGTTGTTGTTCCAGCAAGTAGCAGTGGTGCTACAAAAAAAGTAAAACTAGACTTAGAAGTAGATACAAGTGTAAAAGACTTAGGACCTAATCCTTATGCTAAAGTTATACACCTAGCAAAGGCTGTGGATGCTTGGAGAATCTTTCCTCGTATTTTTATTTCAACATACATTTACTTGTTATACAGATGTGTAATTTGGTATATGGAATTGCCAGATCCAACGCTAGAACAATCAGGGCTTATCAGTGTGGTAGTAGGTGCTGGAGCAGCCTGGTTTGGACTATACGCCGGAACTAGCAAAAAATAAACCACTAATCAATAAGTAGTAGTATGGACTATTACAATCGATTAGGTGTCAAAAAAGACGCATCTCCAGATGAACTAAAAAGAGCTTATAAAAAACTTGCAATGAAACATCACCCAGACCGCGGTGGTGATCAAAAAACATTTCAAGAAATAAATGAAGCTTATGATACATTAAAAGATCCTAATAAAAAAGCCGCATATGATAACCCACAAACTCAATTTAACACAAGTGCTTTTAATCAAAACTATGGGAATTTTAATGATATATTTTCGCAGATGTTTAGCGGAAGAGGCTTTGCCCAACAAAGAAAAAATCCTGACATACAACTTAATTTAACTGTAGAGCTTGCTGATATTGTAAATGGCAAAAATATGGTTGGCAGATATAGGTTAAGCAACGGAGAAGAAGTAGTTGCAAATATAAATGTTCCACCTGGTATAGAAAATGGCCAACTTATGAAAGTAAATGGTATGGGGGATAACGTTAATCCTAATTTGCCACGTGGTGATCTATATGCAAAAATAATTATAAAAAAGCACCCTTTATTTGAAAGAGATAGGTTGCATTTGAGAACAAGTTGTAGTATAAATGTAATAACACTTATTTTAGGCACAGAAATTGAACTAAAAACAATAGATAATAAGGCACTAAAACTTAAAATCCCTAAAGGCACAAACCCAGGAACTATTCTAAGTATACCTGGATACGGAATCACAGACTACAAAACACAACGATGCGGCAACCTTTATGTTGAAGTTAAAGGTGTGACTCCTAAATTAGATAAATGGGAAGATATTGATAAGGTAAAAAAATTAAATGATGAACTTAATCTTGGCTCCTAATATATTATTAGAAACTCCGGTAGAAAGATTCCAACTTGAATCTGTACATCCGGCGCCAATCGCACTTGATATGATAGATTTAATGCGTGAAAAAAGCGGCTTAGGTTTGAGTGCAAATCAAGTTGGGTTTAATGGGCAGATATTTGTGATGAAAGCATTGTTAAATAAACAATACGGCGATACAGTTGTTGTTATCAATCCTGTCATCAAAGGTTTAGCAAAGAATATTGAAGAAGGAATAGAAGGTTGTCTTAGCCATCCAGATTTGTTCCTTAAAGTTAGGCGACCAATGAGTTGTATGGTAGAATTTGATACATTAACTGATGATATGAAATCTGTTATCCACGTAGAAACAAAATTTGACGATATAGATGCTAGAATTTTTTTACACGAATACGATCATCTACACGGCATACAATTTATCAATAGGGTAAGCAAACTAAAATTAGACTTTGCTGAAAAGAAAAGAAGAAAAAAAATAAAAAGGAAAGTAAATGGTAGAACCATCTAAAGAGTTACAATTAGTTTTTGAAAAAGTTGTAAAAGATGCACAAAAGTTGAGACACGAATATGTTACTTTAGAACATCTTTTGTACGCAATGCTTTGCGAAAATAATTTTATCGAAATAATTACAGGTTTTGGTACAGATATTGAATATATGAAAAAGAATTTAGAGCAATATCTAAAGACTAAACTTGATAACATTAAAGTTGACCATAAAGATGATTATAAACCTACCAAAACGCAAACTGTTGAAAGAGTTTTAAATAGATCATTTACACAAGTACTTTTTAGTATGCGTAATGTAATAGAGCTTTCCGATGTTTTCTTAAGCATTTTAAGTGAAAAGAAAAGTTATGCATATTTTATTACGCAACAAGCAGGAGTGGAAAAACAATCTTTCCAAGATTACATAAGCACTGAGTTTGATAGACATATTGACGATGAACCAAAAGAAAATATTGGTATTGCTAACAGAGCACTTAGAGAATTTACTACAGACTTAAATGCTGAAGTAAAAGCAAATAAAATTGATCCAATTATTGGTAGAAATGAAGAATTAGAACAAGTTGCATTAGCATTAGGAAGAAGAAGCAAAAGCAATGTGCTTATGGTTGGCGAACCAGGTGTTGGTAAAACTGCCATTGCTGAAGGTTTGGCTTGGAAAATAGTAAACGGAGATA